GTGTGTCTGCCACCGGAGATGTAGGTACAGTAGCTGTTACAGTATCTGTATTTGATTATGCTGCTGTAGCACATCTTTATGATAGAAGACGCACTGTGTATGTTGAAAGACATAGCACAGCAAAAGAAAGAACAATGTTGGTGTTAGCTGAGTCTCGTAGAGTTTATGTAGATAGACATTCTACAGGGTATGACAGAACATCTTATGTGGCTATAGAGCCTAGACAAGTATACACAGATAGAAAATCCACTTCTGCTGATAGAAGTGCTTTAGTGGAGTAGGAGTTTAATAATGTCTTTTCGATGGCCTAACAAAGATCCAGATGAAATCTTAGACTACAGTGTTGACTGGTCTAGGTTTCTAGACACGGCAACTATTAGTAGCTGTTCTTGGTTTGTTGATAATAGCTCTGGTGTAAAGACAGCCATTACAGGAGGTAACACTGTTAATGGCATTCAGAATGTATCTCAGACTATTTCTGGTAGTGTTACAACCATCAATCTTGGGCTAGGCACTAACAACACTGAGTATAAATTCTATTGTAGAATTACAGACAATAGTGGTAATGTAGCTGAGCGAGTAACTCGTTTGCGTGTTAAGGAACAATAAGAATGGCATACAACTATATTGGACTTACCAATGAAGTTAATAGAAGGCTTAACGAAGTTGAGCTTACTTCTTCAAACTTCCCTACAGCCACTGGTTTCTATGCTCATATTAAAGACGCTGTAAATTCAGCCATTAGAGATATCAACCACACTCACTATGAGTGGCCTTTCAATCATGTGCTTGCTGAAGAAACTTTGACAGTTGGTGGAACAAGATATGCTTTTCCTTCTGACGCTAGCACTATTGACTTTGACACCTTCCGTGTAAAAGAAAGTGCTACTTTGTCTAACGACACTGTTAGGCTTGGTGTCATGACTTATGATGACTATCTTCAAAGGTTTGTAGATCAGGAATATTCTGCTGATACAAGCAAGCAAGATGTTCCTACTTATGTATTCCATGCTCCTAGTTTGGAGTGGGGCGTTGTCCCTGCTCCTAATCAAGCATATTCAATTGTCTATGAATATTACAGAATTCCTGTAGATCTTTCTAGCTCTACAGATGTTCCATCTATTCCAGAAAGATTTAAACAAGTTATTTTAGATGGTGCTATGTATCATGCATACATGTTTAGAAGCAATGAACAAGCAGCTAATATAGCTAAAGGTAAGTTTGAAGAAGGCATAAAGAAGATGCGTATTCTTCTTATCAATAAGTATGTTTATATGCAGTCAACAGCAATTACACAATCAACTGCTTTTTCAGGCTTTGGTGACAGGGTTAAATAATGGCTGATGGATGGCAGACGTATCCCTTTGAATTTCGTGGTGGATTGATTTCCAATCTATCACCGCTTCAGCACGGCACACAAGCACCCGGCAGTGGAAGACTCATGAAGAACTTTGAGCCTTCTGTGGATGGTGGCTATATGCGTATTGAAGGCTACGATAAATACAGTAGTTCTTTTGTACCTGCATATGGTGAGCCTAAAGTGCAGGGTAGTGGTCAGACGGGTACTACCTTAATAATCTCAAACATCCTCACTACCCCGATTGCTGGAGACAAGTTTACCATTGCTGGTGTGACAGGTACATACACCATTGCTACTGCTGGTGTTTCATACAGTTCTACATTTAAAGTGGCTACAGTGACGCTCACAACGTCTTTAGCTTCTAGTCCAGCAGATAAAGCTGCTGTAACTTTTACATCTCATACTGGTATTATTAGTGGCATCTCTGCTTGGAACAACAGTGTTGTAGCTGTTAGAAACAGTGATGTCTATACAACCACTGGTGCTGGATACACTAAGATAAGTAAGCCCTATTACGGCACAGTGCTTGTTAATGGTGGTGCTCAGACAGGTAGCACTCTGGCTATTGATGGCTTAACTAAAGCTCCTCAGGTTGGTGACACCTTTAGTATTGCTGGTGTTGAGAAGGTGTATACAGTGTTGGCTGTCCCCACAGTTACCACCACTGCAGCCACTGTCTCTATAAATCCAGCACTGGCTTCTAGTCCTGCTGATAATGCTGCCATCACTTGGTTATCTTGCAATCGCTCTAGCACCTATAAGACACGCCTTAGCAAGTATAGACTTAGTAGCACTGAGAAAGTTGTTGGTGTAGACAGTACCAACTATCCATTCATTTATGATGGTACAAATTTTAATGTCATATCAGATAAGACAACAGATATATTAGGTGCTCAGTTTGTTGTTAGTCATAAGAACCAGTTGTTCTTTGCTAAGAATGAAAACATTATATTCACTGCTCCATATACTGACACAGACTTTAATGCTGCTACTGGCTCTGGAATTATTAATGTTGGTGGCATCATCACTGGCCTCATTGTATTTAGAGAAACACTAATAATCTTTACAGAGAAAACTATTAGTCAATTGTCTGGAACCACCATACAAGACTTCTCTCTACAGCCCATCACTAAGAATGTTGGGTGCGTAGCTTCAGACACCATACAAGAAGTTGGTGGTGATGTTATGTTCTTAGGTCCAGAGGGTTTAAGACTATTGGGAGCTACAGATCGTATTGGTGACTTCAGCTTAGGGGTGGTGTCTAAATCTGTCCAAACTGAGATGACTTCTTTAATTAGTGCAAATTCAACATTTGCTAGTTGTGTTATTAAACAGAAGTCACAATATAGATTGTTTGGGTATAATGCTAATATTACAGCATCTAATGCCAAGGGTATCTTAGGAACACAGATGACTGGTGAGTCTACTGGCAATATAGCATGGGCTGAACTGGTGGGCTTTAAATGCTATGTAGCTGATGGAGACTATCAAAACCAAACAGAAACCATTGTGTTTGCCAATAATGATGGATTTGTGTATGAGATGGAACAGGGTAATAGCTTTAATGGTACAAACATTATTGCTTCCTTTGCCACCCCTTATGTACCAATTAATGATTTTAGGGTGAGAAAGACTTTTTATAAGCTTTTCCTCTATACAGATCCCCGAGGATCTGTTACAACATCAGTGAATTTAAAGCTGGATTTTGACGATCAGGGATCTATTCAGCCCACAACCATTGTGCTGTCTAATACTGGTGCAGGTAGTGTAGGATTTTATGGAAACAGTAGTGCTAAGTATGGCACAACTGTTTATGGTGATAAGTTGAAGAAGCAATTTCAAACACAAGTGGTAGGCTCTGGATTCTCTGTATCTTTACAGTTTATTTCAGATAGCCAAGACCCTCCGTTTTCTCTAGACGCTGCAACGCTAGAGTATGCCACACATGATAGAAGATAAGGAATAGTTATGACGGGATATGTTCGTAAAGATACTACCAACAACATTGCCGATGGTAATGTTATTAATGCTGCCGATTTAGATTCTGAATTTGATGGTGTACAAGATGCCTTCAATGCATCTACAGGACACAAGCATGATGGTACTGCTGGAGAGGGAGCAACAATTAATGCTCTTGGTCCTACACAAGATGTAACTGTTTCTTCAACTTTGCTAGCTCCAAAAACTACAAACACTGTAGACATTGGTAGCTCTGCATTAAAATTTAAAGACTTATTCTTAGCTGGTAATGCTAGCGTTGGTGGCACACTTGCTGTCACTGGTGTGGCTACGCTAGGTGCAGGTGCTATCTTGAATACACCAGCATCTGTGACGCTTACAAACGCTACAGGTCTTCCTATCGCTACTGGTGTATCAGGCTTGGGAACTGGTATAGCCACCTTCTTAGCCACACCTTCTAGTGCCAACTTGATTGCTGCTGTTACAAATGAAACAGGTACAGGTTCACTGGTCTTTGCAACATCACCAACATTAGTTACCCCTTTACTGGGTACACCTACATCAGGTGTTGCAACCAACTTAACTGGTTTGCCTTTGACAACTGGAGTGACAGGAACTTTACCTACTGCCAATGGCGGTACAAACCTAACATCATTCACATCAGGCGGTGTGGTGTACGCATCTAGTTCTAGTGCATTGGCTACTGGGTCTGCGCTTACTTTTGATGGGACTAACTTTTCAACAACAGGCAATATTACCTTATCAAATAACAAAGGTATAAATAGTGCATCAACTGCTAGTCAGATTAGTATAGCTGGAGGCACTTCATCATCAGCAAGCCAAGGTGCGGCTGTTTATCTATCTGGAAATACAAACGCTAGTACAGGTCAGTTATATTTGCAATCAGGTAATGTATCTGGTGGAGATATAATTTTTGCGCCTAGAGATACAGAAGGCGGTCGGTTCACCTCAACAGGGTTGGGTATTGGTACAAGTTCGCCTAGTGAAAAATTAGAAGTATATGGAACAACACCAATATTCCAAATTAATGATAGGGGTCTTTATCAGGCTCAGTTTGGTTTAATTGGAAATGATTTAGAAATTCGTGGTTCGTCAGGGGTCATAGAATTTTATACTGGTGCTGATGATGGCGCATCATCTACACTTAAAGCTACTCTAAACGCATCAGGCAATCTTGGCTTGGGAGTTGTTCCGAGTGCTTGGTGGAGTTCCCGCAAGGCTTTCCAGTTTGGCACTACGGGTTCAATTGCCAGCGGTAGTGGCAGTACATTGATTGGCGACAATTATTACACCGACAATACTCCTACAAATATTTATTTGACTACGGGATTTGCTACCGCATACCAACAGACTACTGGAGAGCATCGTTGGTACACAGCCCCATCAGGCACAGCAGGAAACGCTATCACCTTTACTCAGGCGATGACTCTGGATGCCAATTCCAATTTAATGGTTGGCACTACAAGTCAGGTAGGTAAATTAAATGTTGCTGGTCAAATAACTGCTACAGGTGGAATATTTAAAGCTAATGGTGCGCCATCTTTAAGTGCGGCAACAGCAGGTGAAGCAATACTGGCTCCCGAAGGCACTCTTGGCGCACTTGTTTATGGTCAAGGTTCAACCTACGATGTGGTACTTGGAAGAAGAACTACAAACGTAGCTTTAGGCGTTCTTGCTGACACAGTCAACCTTTTTGCTGGTGGAAGTATAAAAGCAACTAGCACTATTTCTGTAGGTGCGGCAACTCCATCAACAAGCGGTGCTGGCATCACATTCCCCGCAACTCAATCAGCATCATCAGACGCTAATACTTTGGATGACTACGAAGAGGGGACTTGGACACCTGTTATTCGTGGTTCATCTACTGCTGGTACTGGAACTTATACGACACAACAAGGCACTTATACAAAAATTGGTAATAGTGTTCGGTTTCAAGCATACATAGAGTGGACTGCTCACACTGGCAGTGGACAACTTGAAGTTACAGGTTATCCATTTACTTCAACTGCTGAAACTACACCAATCTCACTTAGTTTTTATGGAGGGCCAACTTTTGTAAGTGGCAATTTTATTCAAGCGTATGTAAATCCTAGTAATACAGTCAGCGGAACAGCCCAAACGACTTCTGCTAGTGCTTTTAGTTCTGTTGGTGTGCCTAGTACGGGGATATATATTGTCAGCGGTATTTACAAAGTTGCTTAACTACGAAGTTTATTAGCCTGATTAGATTATCAGGTCGGACACTTAACTTAAAGGAAAATCATGTCTTTAACCAAAACCACAACTGTTGACCAAATCACAGTAACCGA